GATAGACAAAGAACTAGAGCAGGTACGACACCATGTAGAATACGGCTGCGCATACGGTACAGTTGTATTAAAGCCTAACGGCTCAAGTGTGGACTTGATCACGCCAGAAAACTTTATTGTAACGGACGAAAGCAATGGAGAGATTCAAGGCATCGTGTTTGTGCATAGAGAAATCTCCAGTGACAGCAGGACGTATTATACAAAATTAGAATATCATCGGTACATTGAAGATGTGTACCAGATAACAAATCGTTGCTATGCATCCAAAGATGCAAACGATACAGGAAAGCTGATTGACATAGACGAGACACCTTGGCGTGGAGAACTAGAGGATGTAGGACTTGCAAACCTAAACGGACAACGCCTGTATGCAGTTCTGAGGACACCGCAGGCGAACAATGTAGACCTGCATTGTAGTTTAGGCTTACCTATCTTTTACGAAGCAATAGAGGAGCTAAAGGACTTAGACACCGCATACAGCAGGAACGCAACGGAGATATTCGACAGTAGGCGAATGGTCCTTATTGATTCTGATAGGTTAATGGAAAGTGGTGCACCTGTGAAAGATACGCAGGCAGGCGTTGAACGAAGCAAGAAGCGTTTGAAACTACCAGAATACGTTAAAAATGTAAATGGTACTGGTTTAGATGGCTTCTACCAAGAAGTAAACCCAAGTCTTAACACCGACACACGATTGACAGGAATCAATGCCCTGCTGTCACAGATCGGGTATAAATGCGGATTCTCTAACGGATACTTTGTATTTAACGAGACAACAGGCATTCAGACCGCTACAGGCGTAGAAGCAGAGCAACAGAGAACAATACAGTTTATTAAGGATGTGAGGGACAAGCTACAGTTCTGCATGGATGATTTGATTGCAGCACTTAATATCTTTGCTGATCTGTACCAATTAGCACCAAGTGGACCGTATGAGACTTACTATGACTTTGGAGACATAACATACAATGAGGACGAGGACCGTTCTCGTTGGTATAGCTATGTTGTAAGCGGCAAGATTCCTTTCTGGTACTATTTAACAAAATTTGAGGGATTCAGTGAAGAAGAAGCAAAAGCACTTGAAGAAGAAGCACAACCGAAAGAGCCAGACTTATTCGGTGCAGGAGATGAAGAATAATGCTAACGCCAGATTACTTATGGTACGTGCCAGAAAAGGCAGAGAAGCAGGCGGAAGAACTGCATAACAAAATTGTATCTGTAATCATCGAACGAATGATGATAAGGCTAGGACGTGGCGAAGATTACCTTTTTACTCCTATTGACAAGTGGCAAATGGATGTATTGCAGGATGCAGGGTATATCTTGCAGGCGGTACAGAAAGAGATTGCACAAACAACAAAGATAAGCATTGATACAATCGCACAAACAATGAAAGAAGCAGGTATAAAGGCTATAGAGTGGGATGATGCAGTGTATAAAAAGGCAGGTCTTGAACCAAAACCACTCGGGGAAAGTCCTTATCTACAACGATTGTTGCAGAGGAATTATGAAAAGACAAAGGGAGAGATGCATAACTACACTGGTACGATGCCGAACGCCTGCCACGATAACTACATAGATGCAGTGGACAAGGCATATAACCAAACTGCAAGCGGCACAACAAGCTACACAGAAGCGGTCAAAGAAGCTGTTAACGACATTATAGACAAGGGTGCAGACGTAACATACCCTAGTGGACGTAGAGACAGCATAGAGACAGCCACAGCAAGAGCGGTCCGTACTGGTGTAAGCCAGATGGCAGCAGAAATCACAGACGCACGTATGGACGAGATGGACTGGGATATAATTCTCACATCTGCCCATCTGGGAGCCAGAATTGGAAACGGTGGGGACAATTTGACCAATCACTTCTGGTGGCAAGGCAAGTTTTACAGCAAAAGCGGTAACGACCCAAGATTTCCACCTTTTTCGGTCTGTGGTATGGGGAATGTGCAGGGAATCCATGGGGCAAACTGCCGACACTCCCACGGTCCGGGGGATGGAATAAACAATCCGTTCGAGGACTTTGACAGCGAAGAGAATCGCAAGGAATATGAGAAACGGAAACGACAGCGAGAACTTGAAAGACGTATCAGAAAGACGAAACGGCAGTTAATCGGCATGAAAACGGCTGTGGATAATGCAAAGGACGAAGCCTTAAAGCATGAGCTTGACATGGAGTATCAGAAAAAGGCTGCACTATTGCAGAAGCAGAATCAAGCTTATAAAGATTACTGCAAGCAGAATAATCTTAAGACACAAAACGAAAGACTCAACACCGCAGGATGGGACAGAAGTCAAGCATCATCCGCTAGAGGTGCAGCGACTAGGTATAATAACGCACGAGGTAAATAATTTGGAAACTATTAATCAATTCATGGTTGCGTGTGGGTGGATTATAACCATTGGTGGAGCTGTAGGTGTATTGTATAAAGCCTATAAGCATTACAAGAAGCCTACGGACGATTTAGAGCAACGTATAACGTCAATAGAGACAGACATCAAAGATATTAAACGGAAGCTTAACAGTGACTACAACACAATTAACAGCCAACAGGACGATGTTAATTTAGTCATGAAAAGTATGTTTAAT